ATATAGAAGTTCAGGCCCATAAACTCACCCATTCCCGCAGTCCGCAGGGCTTCCCCATCGTCTCCACGCTCATTCGCGCGGGTAAACTCAGTGACGTTTGACAGGAGGTCGCTCTTTGCCTGAGAATTTATGATAGCAATGCGATTTCCAACGGGGCATTTCAGGTCGTTGAGCTTCTTATCAATAGCTGCAACATCAGCTAAAGAATCAGGCGGGTCACCAGCGGTGCCAACATTGTTGTATAACTGCTGGCTGGCTTTCGTCAGGATATAGCTGTCGATGCCTTGCGCGATAGCAGCAACCGCTGGCTGTATAACGCGCTGCGAAAACTGATCCAGACTTAGTGTCCACTCTTTAGAAGTAACGCCTACGGTAACGTCGAAATGCTTTTCGAGGGTTAGCGAAACGCTCGACTCAGTAATATTCTGGGTAGAGGTTGTGCTGGTAAACTCATTCGCCGTAAAAGCGGCGGGACCACGAATTGTAATAGTGTCTCCGACTTTTGCACCAGTGAAATCGGTTACGTGCGACTTATCAAAAAGATTAGCGGCAACGAGGTTGTTTTCGAGAATCATCAGCGCTTCACGCGCGACAACACTAGGGGTAATGAATGTGTTAGCCATTTTGCTAATTCACCTTGTAATTAAATGCGACCCTCTTCTTTAGCGCGCCGATACTCGGACATCGACAACTGCCCCGCCTGTTCAACGGTAAGAGTTCCGCGATGATTGTTTTGGACCGTGCTGTTCGTGCCGCCACCGGAGGCACCATTCGCACTAAAAGCTGGAGCATACTCAGGCCGCTCCTTTACCTCAGTTACGAGGTCTTGAAAACTCATTGGAGCGAGATCTGCTCCCGTAACCCTCGGTGTGCCATCGGTATCAACGACAACAGGGTGGATACGCCCGTCATCGGTTTCCTCTGCGCGCACATTGGGCAACATAGCTGGCACTAAGAGCGTGGGGTTACCCCCCTGATCGACAATAGCTTTGCGGAGTTCAGAGGTTATGGTTGCGTCTTTCAACTGGTCTGTGCGAGCGTCGAGCTTGGCTTGCAGGGGCGCAACAGCCTTCTCAATCTCACTTCGACTCTGTTGTCTGAGGTTTTCCATACTCTGTCTCAGAGCATTTACTTGCTCCGACTCATCGCCCTGCGCCTCGCGCAGTTGGTTTAACTCTTGTAATGCAGTGTTTATCTCACCCGCATCACGCTCTAATGCTGCGAAGGGCTGTAGCGCTTGTTCCGCAGCCTGCGAACGCTCTTTGAGCTTTCCTAAAGTCGATTTTAGTCCCGATACGTTTTCAAGCGCCCAACCATCTACTTGCTCGACGTTTAACCGATAGTTTCCGGTGTCCTCGTCCAACGAGTAGTGCTCACGCAACGTCTCGGGAACTTCCTCTTCACTGCCTACGAATGGTTTTAGTGCCATTGACTCCTCCCATCGGGACGAACGCGCACTCGGCGCGATTTGTGTAGTGATCCCATCTCTCGGACGGTCACACCAGATTAGCCGCCTGAGCTATATCACGCTCACGACGATACAACTCTGATAGTGTATATAGTCTTCCTTCGCGGTCTGCGAAGCGGGTGATGTCGCTTAATCCCGCTTGATACATTCGGTAACGCCTCGCGCCTAAGACTTCGCGTTGAAAGGCTCTACTTTGCTGCTTAAACCACTTTGGATAGGTCAAACTAGCTGGAACCTGCCCATTCATCGATGCGCGAGTGGATGGGCTGTAGCGGCCTATGTCAGCTATGCCTAATTCTCTCAACGAACGAGTAATAGGCACTGTAGTCGTGCGACAGTTTACGTGAAACGGAGGACGGGGACCGTCATTTACATCGAAAACCTTCCCGTCTATCCCTCTACAATAGGGAGTTGTGCGCGCATCCAGCGTTGCTACCATCTGCACCCCTTTTATAAGGCTTTGATTCTGCTGGTAGAGCAGTTCACGTGCTTGCGTAGCGGTAGAATGGACCGCTGTGCGGACCACTGCGCGCGCTTGTCTGCGCCCCAACGAGAGTGCTCCGTCTCTAAACTGAACCCCTCTGGTCCCAACAACCCGCCCGACGATTTGTTCAATCGACTCGCCCTCCACGATGCCAATGTTGACCGACCTCCGTAGCGCTTGTCTTTGTGCATCTCTGAGGCTACCATACCACTGTCGCAACGTATTCCCCTGAAAGGGTCGAGATACCACCGCAGACCGTAATGCCTGTACGGAGGGTAGGACGGCTTCGACTTCAATAGGGACAACGGCCTGGAGGAGCCGCTTTTCAAAGTCGGCCTCTCGCACCACGAACCCGTATAGCTCATCCCTGTTTTGTCGATATAACTCACTGTATTCGTCCGTCAGTATTTCATCTATTGCTGCGTATAACGCCTGTAAACGCTTCGAATTGGCGGGTCCGAGGTTGTAACCTCGCCCCTGCACCCTCCGCAGTCGTTCAGTGATCTGGGCTTCGATGTCGCGCTGCACTGCTCGCAGCAACTTCTCAATTCGAGCCGATTCTTTGCTTCCATAGCCCAGAACGAAAATTTGGTGCCGTATTGCTCGACTTAACAGCCGTTCATTGACCGTCAGTGGTTTCTGGAGATCCCGACCCGAAACCTGTGTCATCTATCTCCGCGCCTTCTTCAATCTGGGTGTCTGAAACCACTTCTTCGATGTCCATATCCTCTGAATAGAGTCCTCGCGCCTTCCGGTGCTCCAGATAGGTCCGCTGATCGATAACGCCTAGTGCATAGTCCAGTCGCAACTCTTCTAATTCGCGCGCGTCAGAAAGGCCCAGTCCTCCATCTTTATTGATGTTGACTGTAGGCACTTGCGTTGGATCATCGCCGCGCCACAACGCTACATAACCGAACGCTTCTCGTATGCCTGTTTCCAAAAGGAGGACAAACGATTCGAGGTCGCTTATGTTGCGCGCTTCTTCGAGTGCTGTTTCCGTAGCAGTTATTGAGCCGGGCTTGCGAATTAGCGGCTCCATAGACATCGCTTGCATCTGCTTTTCGAGATTGTTAAGAGCAAATCGTCCGACCTCTACCGCTTTGCCACTCGTCTCGACCACTTTGATGTCTGATTCGTGCGCTCTATTCCCAAAAACTTTGTAGGGACCAATGTCTATTGCGGCTAAATCCTCAGAGTCAAACCCACGAAAAAAGAGCATTGGCACTCGCGCGACCGTCTCTATTCCGTCCTGATCCGACTGCATCCACCAATGTTTTTGATTGAGGTTTGCCAGCCCTTCTAGCGGAGGCCAAGCCTTTAAAAAGCCCTGCCTATTGGCGTATATCGTGACTAATGGGATAATGCCAAGCGTGTTAGGGCGACCATACTCTACCACCCACTCATCGCTTTCTTCATCCGAAGTGCAATAGGTTATTACTTCTTCGCGCGTCCAGAGGTGAACTCGCTTTTTTGTTTCTTCATCCCAATCAGATCCTTCGACATACTCTGTGGTTTCTTCGAGTATTCGGATCTCTGTTAGCGTTTCTACGCCTCCCATTCGCTCGCTTTTCCAGCCTATGAGCGCTTTGGGGCTAATGTTGGAGAAGTAAGGGCGTATGTTCATCGCCACTTCATCCGCAGCGGTTAGAGGTCTGCCTTGAGCCTCTGCAATACCAGCGGTATTGGGATAGTCTATGAGGATGTGGCTTTTTCCGTAGATCAGCATATCTGCAAGCTGTCTACGCGAAAATGTCGTAAGTGCGGTATTTGCCAGATCTACGTCACCTACAAATTGATCCCACCACTCTCCCGCGTCTTCGTCAATAGTGGCTGGCGTACGAAAAGGTCGCGCTGAAAGGTTGTCTATGGCTTTGCGGTAGGCATCGTAAAGCACCGCATTTTTGAGTCTACGGTTATAGCGGGTGGATTCTTCAGCGGGATACTGAGGCATATAGGTAGTTCCCTGATTACGCATCTCAAGCGTACCACCCATAAGGGCGTCTGGAAGCGCAAAGCGCTCCTGCATCTCTTTGTAATCCAGACTCGGTGTCCCGACTTTAGCCATAAAAAAAGCCCACAATCTCATTTCGAGATCGGGGCGAGTTTATCGGTCATCCGATTGCGTTATTGTGGGAGAGAGTGAACCGGAGAGAAACACTCCCTCCCCCCACACACACTAATTAATAAATTTTATCCACTAAGCCGATACAATGTCAACCGTTAAATCGGCTTTATTCTCATACAACCTTCTTTTGCTGTGGCTTGATTGCATCTCTCGCCATACTTACTACGGGCAAAACCTCATCGGGCGAGCCATTCATTTCAACTTTAACACGAATTGAATCGCCTCTTTTTGAAAAAGTTATGCTCGTATAGTCTGGTCCCTGAATGAGCCATTCGGCCAACTGTTTAGATATGTTATATGCGACTCTATTGTCCATTATTTACGCTCAATTTCAATGATTTTTATGCCATATTCTGCCAGCACGTGTTTCTTTTTCCAGTTATAGAGCGGCGTTTTTGTCGCACTGCTTTTAGTATCTTCGATCACAACCTCCGAACCCATTTTATATCTAAAATCTGCGATGTAATGACCTATCTTTTGCCCCTGCACGTGTAGCGGTATGCGCGCTTGCGTTTCTAAGTCACCAATCTTCCCTGCTTTTTGCAAAATTCGGAGCTGCTTATAACGGCTCATCTCTAACTTTGAATCAAATCGTATCCCCTCGAAAAACACTGGCTGGTTGCGATACTTGCGTTTACCAGAGCGCTTAAACTGAGCTACACCCACGACATCTGCCCTATCGTCATTCGATCCCCACCTATAGGGAACTCGGCTGCTATGTAATAGCCTAAAGCATCTGAGATATGGGTAAGATCTGCATCGAAGCGCTTATCAATCTCACCCGCGCCTCCTTCTAATAGCCTTACCCCCTCTAAATCTCGCACTAGATAAGGCGCTTTCTGCCCATCGACCATCATACGGATCTCCGCTGCTGTACTTTTCAAGCGCGAGTTCATTGAATTGACCCGAGAACGCTCTGTAGGGTTTGCGCGTGGCACTCGCATTTTTAACGAGAAATGAGGGCGCAAAAGCTGCTCAACAAGCTCCCAGTCCGACCCCTCTGTCTGTGCTGTCCCCTGCGCACCACCCGTTGCATCACCGTAGACGTAGACATTGCCTTTATGGTGCCTCCAATCGTCTATCAGCTTGTTGCAAACTGCTGGCGTGTTGCTGTTACGAGGGATATGCACCTCCCCTATAACGCAAGTACCTCGCCATCCTCCCTCTCGCTCTTGTTCCTGTGCAATGACGGCCACGCCGGGGCTGACGTTGAAATCGAAGCAAAAAACCAGATCAAGAGCGGGATCATACTCAAGATCAGTAAGATGCTCCACATCAGAAAAACAGTAGTAGGCTTGTCCGAGAAAGTTGACGAAAGACGCTTCATATTCTTGCTGATACGTAAGAGGGTCGAGGTCGCGCCTTGCTGCTTCGACCTCCTCTTGGGGAAGAATATCGCCGCTAACCCAATGGTAGGTTTCCCAATCCTCATCATCGCGCTCCTGTGCAGATCGATATAGCTCGTAAAAGTGGTTCCTTCCCTCTGGCACCCCTATAAAATCGCACCAGCCCCGACGATCAGAGAGGGCAGGGCGCACATTCGCCATCCACGCATTCGGGCGCATATTGGCGAACTCGTCCAGCACCCCTCCATCCCACGGCGAACCCTCAATACGTTGTGGCTTATCCAGTCCTATAACGTGTATTTCCGCATTAGTGACTAGTCGAATAATGAGTTCCGACTCACTGATAGAGCGTATGAAGTCGCGGGGAATCAGCGCTTTGAGATCATCCCAGTAGATGCGCTTCGCCTGATCGCGTGTAGGTGCGCCAGCAAAAAAGCGAGGACGGGAAAACTCGGTACCCAACAGCGCCCGATAGACGATCTTGCGTTTTGCCAACTCCGTCTTGCCTGATCTGCGCCCAGCAGGGTTGACAATAAAGCGCGCAGCAGATTCAAAGCGCGCTATCTGGACTGGATGAGGCTGTAGCGGTTCCCACCTATCGGTTAGTTGAAAGTCTGCTGCTGCTTCGATACCAGCCCTCGTATCTCTTTGGCGTGTTTTATGAATGACATAGGCTTTTGAATACGCCCCACGACTCATACTGCTACCGCTGCTTCAACCTCTTCTTCGATGTTCTCTTCTTTCATCGGCGCGCTGTTGGTTTTGGCCGTCCTACGGTGCATCTCCTTTAGCGCTATCGTTATCTTCGTAGCCATCTCAATAGCATCTTCGCCCTCCGTTCCCTTATCGGACTGTCCGAGATCCTGTTTGCCCAGCCAGATGAGCATCGCCACGTTGCCCCCCATTGCAGACTTCCACTGGGCGCGCTTTAGAGACAGCCTACGCCCTCCCTTTCCTTTTATTAGCTCCTCCTGTATGTCTTCATTTTTTAGGAGGTCTTCAGCGTGTTTAAGTGGAATATCAAAGACAAAGCTCAATTCTTCCGCAGTAGGATTAAGTAGAGCCACCCGCTTTAGCTCTTCAGCCGGTATGTCTGAGACTTTATTTTTTGCGCGTCTTCTGGGTGCCATTAGTCCATACCATCCCTGTTAAGATGTATCTTTTACAACGCCTCACGCTGCGCGTACAGGGGTCGCGCAGCGGTTAAGGCTTTACCGCCAGCCAGCCTCCAAAATTCATCCAACGCCAGAAACAATCGACAGAAAAGCCAACCTCGCGAAGCATCTGGACGTTCCACTCCTCTTGCATAGGAACCAAAACGCCTTCCAGCGATAACCTCTTACGCTCTATCTCTTCCGTGGAGTAGCCATTGCGCTGCTTTAGCTGGTTATATTGCTGCTTGAAGGTTTGGTCGATCTCTCCGGTGCGTCCCAGCACCTTCTCTACGACGATGAGCGCACCACCGCTGCTTAAAAGCCTGTAGCAGTCTTCGATCACGCTCGCCCGATACTCCACTGGTATGAACATCAGCGTAAGGACGGAGAGGATGACGGAGCACTCTATACGCCCATCCAAAATGACCGGATCATTCCACAGGGCATTGCGAAGATCCGTCCGCACAATATCGACGTTATCGACCTCCGCAAAGCGCTCCTCTGCGCGCTCGACCATAGGTTCGGACATCTCATACCCGATAAACTCTACACGCTCTCCAGCGGGAACTGCGTCCCTCAGAGAAGCTAATGCGCCTCCCTCCGAGCACCCCAGATCTACCACCCGCGTATTTGCGCGCATATATGCAACGCCAAGACGCGAAACCGCGTCCCGCATCGTCTCATACTGCGGTATCGAACGCTCTAACATATCCTCGAAGACGTTAGCAACAGAAACATCGAACGACCAGCGTCCTTCGGGCATATGGCCTACGCTTGTTTTAGCCATACATAGCCTCCGACTGAGCGGCGTATCCGTCGATCTCACACAATAGATCTCGCTGTGTTCGCGCAATCGAACGCATCATAAGTGGTGGAACTGCGCGCCCCATACGCTCCCACTGATGCCTAAACTGTCCGGTAAGAATGAAATCAGGCGGGAATGAGCACAAAATGCGGACCTCATCGATAGTCAAACGGCGTATCTTACCCTCTTCCGTTGTAATAAAGCCTCCAGAAGAGCGATAAGCGTTGATACCTGTATTGTGATCCGACTGGCAGACCGTTGGGCTGGGCCTGTTCGAATGGCTCCAGTTATGCGGCTTGCCTCCATTTTTAACCTGATGAATGTGCGGTAGTACCTCTTTTACCGTATAGTGATACGGAAAAGGTTTAGGAAAGCGGGGTTCAACCCCTAAGTCCTCGCGCACACCGACAAAAATCAATCTTCTTCGCACTTGTGGCACACCAAGCTGGGCCGCGTTAAGCTCTTTGACAGCGACCTTATAGCCGCATTGTCTTAATGCTTGCATAACGAGCTTGAAGTAGCCTTTTGCAGCCCCTCGAACCATCCCCTGCACGTTTTCCGCGATGAAAATGCGAGGCTGCATTGCTTCCACGAAGCGTATATACTCGAAAAAAAGGTCATCGGTGCGCTGTCGCTTTCCCGAATATTTTTTCTT